ACACAGTCAGCGTAGGACTTGCTCCTCAGGTATACGTCGTCACCAACGTGGATCGACCTCGAACGCTCGTACAGTTCGGTTGGAAGGGACGCTCGAATGTAAGCGGCGTTTAGGACGCTGTTTATGAAGGTCGTGCATCTGTGCCCCGACATCAGCGTCCCCGCGGCCGTCCCGCAGAACTTGTCACCCTGGTGGATGCGCATTTTCTCGAAAGAACTGACCAGCTTTGCTCCCTTGACCGAGTCATAACCGCTCAGTTCGACCGTCTGCTTGATGACTTCTTGTTGTGCAGCTAGTGTGTGCTGCGAGTTGAAATCATCGTAGTCAAGCATCACGTCGATCGACCCCGTCTCCTGCAGTTTCCTCACCCGGTTGACCATACCTACCGTCCCACCTCTCCCGGGGTTGAGCACAACCCGGCGCCCCTGCCAGGCCCGTTCGATCCCAGCCATAAGGTGCTCAAAGGCAAAGTATGAGATGGTGTCGCACGCGTAGATAGCTCGAGTCTTACCATGCTCTAGCTTTGGTGACACTGAGACGTACACCTCCCCATCCCAGTCCGGGATTGGGTTGGTCTCGTAAGCCTCCGCGAACACGCGCCGATAGTAGTTCGTAATTCCCGGCAATTCCGGGATGGTGTAACGCGGTTTCGCACGCTCGAGTAGTTTTGCGTGGCTACCGTTGACACACCACTCCCAGCGTCGAGTCCAAAACTCATCGTCGCCCATGAACTGTACGCGGTCAAGGCGCAGCTCCTCACGGAGGATGTCCCTAATAGCCAGTTTCAGACGCTCGGGATCAACGCGTGCTAAGTCGTTTACTAACGAGTCTAATGAGGAACGCTTGATCGCGTCCGCACGCAAGTCCAGTGCACCCACACCACGTCCCTGCAGGGTGTCCCCTTCAACTAACTTTGCACCGATTATCGAACCGCTGAGTCCACAACTCTTAAGTCCGATAGAAAGCTTCTTCGCCTCCCCCGGCTCACAGACGATCGCCGTAGCGACTGCATAGCAGTCAGCGACCACACCTTCCAGCCCGTAACCGTATAGGAACCATGCTGACACCTGGTCATCATGTTTACCCACGAGATTTCTTAAATAACTTAGAGCATCAGCAAATGATGCTGGTGACTCACGCCTGCATGAGGTTACGATTTCAGATAAATATACATTGACTTTATTTGTGGCCCCGGGGTGGCTTGTTTTAAGCGGAAAGTTTTCCATGCGGGCCTCCTGGGTATGGAGTAGCTCCCAACCCTCCTCCGGGGTGTTCTTTTGTATTTTGAAGTGTTTTATCCATCTTTTCATTAAATACTTCAAGTCGTGGTCGCTGACCTGGACTTGGATCGGAAATTCACAGAATAATAAACTACACGCCATCGCGGCAAGACTATC